AACCCGACCCGTCCGGTGGTTATAAGGTCGTTGGTCAGGATGACTCCGTGCTTTGGGTCCCCGACTCACCTGGCAACCGTCATTTTAGTTTAGTGGAAGAATGGCTCACGACCAATTCTCTCGACGAAGAATCATATGCACCCAGCCTTGCTGAAGCCAAGACCAAGAGGTATAAAGGAGTCAACGCCGAGGCGTGGCAGTTGCTTCACCCGACCGACTGGTATGACATTCGTGACGCTGCCGGCGGCGCATCAACTCCGGTGAACATTGCCCAATATCGAGAGTCGGTGCGTGACACTAGCAACGCCGTCGAGGCTGACATCAATGCTCTGACAACTATCAACGAAGTGCGTGACTACGACTTCGAATGGCCCATTGCCCCGTAAACTACCATGGCAAACAGTGCGATTCAATCACAATCTATTGAAGTGGATCCCGTTGTTGTTCCTGGTGGCTTACGCAACCGGATCATCAACGGGCAATTTGATATATGGCAGCGTGGAACTACTTTTAGTGGACCGACAGGGTTTACAGGAGGAGGAGCAGTTTTCCTGGCGGCAGATCGTTGGAATTCAAGTGCTAGGGGAGGCGCCCCGGCGGTTCCCATCGGTAACGTAACGGTCAATCAGATAGATCAAGTTACCTTTCTTGCGGGTCAACCTGAAGTTCCAGATAACCCTACTTTCTATCTTCAGAGACAAGTTGTTATCGTTGGTGGTGGACCTACCGACGCATCCATCCTTGGAGCGTTGATAGAAGATGTTAGAACCTTTAACGGGCAGAGAGTAACGCTTTCGTTCTGGGCTAAAGGTGACATCCCCGGTGTCTTGGCTGTAAACATGGGGCAGCGTTTCGGTGCTGGTGGTTCACTTGGAAATATCACCCCCGAAGAATCCTTTTCGGTATCGCCAACATGGCAAAAGTACGTTTTCTTTTTTGACGTTCCTAGCATTGCTGGTAAGACGATTGGGGCAGCGCCCGGTGGTGGTTTACAGGTACGCATCTATTCTCATGCGGGTAATGCTGTTTTCACTTCAGGGCTGTCGATCAACTACACCGGGAATTTTTGTATTACCAATGTTCAACTTGAAGAAGATGAAGTTACAGATCCTAACTTTGAAGTACGACCCTTTGCTCTTGAGTTACGACTGGCCCAGAGATATTTCGAAGTCAATAATAGAAGTGAATCAAATTTTGCAACGTTGGGCATACCCGCAGGAACAAAGACCAATGAATTTTGGGTCAATTTCAAAGTAACTAAGCAAGTCATACCAGTAATAAATTTCAATTTTGGTTTGTCTCCTCCAAACGCTGGCCCAACGTTTACAAATATATCATCAGCTTCAATCACTCGAATTGAACTTGATGGATTTCGTATCAGTTACAATCCCGTGAATCAAGACGATGCTGGTATAACTTCTCGACTTGCTGACGATATAACCGTTGGTACTTGGAGTGCAGACGCAGACTAATAATGGCTAACAGTGCAGCACAATTTGAAACTCTGGTAACAACACCTGAATTTTTCCCTGGTGGTATGCGTAATCGTCTCATCAATGGACAGTTTGACCATTGGCAGAGAGGAACTATTTTTGCTGCGCCAGTCGGACTAATCACTCTCAACGATGGTTTGTATACTGCTGATCGTTGGAAGTGGAACTTCGCTGGTGATGGCGGAACGTTTGATGTGTCCGTAAGTGATGTTGTGCGGGCTACTTTTGCTCTCGGTCAGACCGAAGTACCAGACAACCCGACGTTCTACATAAAATGGAGAGGGAAGATTGACGCCGGCGGCGGAAACCACTTCAACGATATTGCTCAACAGATAGAAAATGCAAGAACACTTGCTGGTCAAAAAGCTACGTTATCATTCTGGGCCAAGGGTGATTCTAATGGAACTATCTTAGTAAGTACACGTCAGAATTTAGGCATCGGGGGTGGTATTTCTGACTTCCCGATTTTCGTGCCAGTAGCTCTCACAACCTCTTGGCGAAAATTTATTGTTGTGCTGGATGTTCAATCTATTGCTGGAAAAACTCTAGGCGCAGATGACCAATTCTTGTCGTTGCGATTTACCAGTATTCTGGGAGCAGACGTAGCAGCATTGACAGGTAGTATCACAGTCAACTATATGGATACTATCAGCCTAGCTAATGTTCAATTCGAAGAAGGTGACATTGCTGATCCTGAATTTGAAGATCGAGATGTGGGGTTAGAGTTAACTATGTCTCAAAGATATTATGAAATTGCAAACAGAGAAGAATCGAATTTTGCAACAATAGGTCTAACCAATGAGATGTGGCATAATTTCAAAGTCACAAAGCGAGTAGCACCTTCAATCATCTATAACTTCTTTGAGAACCCATCGACGGGACCGAACATTGTGGCAAGTCCAATCATTATAATTACTAAGAATGATGGATTTAGTGTACGCTATGAACCAGTTGTTCAGGCCGACGCAACAATTATATCAGCTAATGAAACTCCAGGTGCCACCAAAGGACCCTGGCGAGCAGATGCAGAGCTTTAACCATGGCTAACAGTGCAGCATTATTGAAATCGTTCATTGGTTCGGTAGATGAGGCTGTTGGTGGGCTTCGAAACAAACTCATCAACGGTCGGTTTGATATATGGCAGCGAACAACTAGTTTTCCAGCTGCCGCAATCGGTCCATTTAATGGATTGGTTGGTTTTGCTTCCGACCGATGGCAATGGCAAGCCAACACGGACGGCGGTGTTCTAAACGGTGCGGGCATGACTAGAGAGTTGTTCCCTCCGGGTCAACCAGATGTGCCCGAGAACCCAACTTATTTTATGCGTTGGCAGTTGACCAGTATAACTGGTTCAGGAGGGTCTGCTGCGAGTAACCTAGTACAACGCATTGAATCGGTGCGAACCTTGAGTGGTCAGATAGCAACTCTCTCATTCTGGATGAGAGGAGATGTAGGTGGTACTGTTGCGACTTCTTTCTTGCAATTCCCCGGTAGCTTAGGCACACCGGCCGCGAACGCTATTCTACCAACAAACTTCACGGTGACAGCAAATACTTGGACGTTTCATACACTCACTTTTCAAGTTCCTTCGATAGCAGGATTTGTAATAGGCGCAGCCGGCAATGATGGATTGTATGTTAGATTTCACAACCACGTTGATGCGTCAATTGCAACTAACCAAGGGTTCCCGACGCCCATTTCTTATACGGGATTTCTTGACATCGCAAATGTTCAATTAGAAGCAGGTGACATTGACGACCCAATTTTCGAAGTAAGAGACTTGGGGTTCGAATTGCAATTATGCCAGCGTTACTACGAAGAAGGTCATAGAGACGAATCAAATTTTGGAAAAGCTACACTGACTAATGAAATGTGGATAAATTATAAAGTAGAAAAACGAATACCACCAACAGTCAATTTTATTTTACGAGAACAAGGTCCGACATCAAGCCATCTAGAGCCTGGTTATCTAGTTCAGTTTAACTTTACCGATGGATTCAGCATCAAGTATGCTCTTAGCCCTCTGTTTGCTCCATTTCGGGATGTCAGGCTCTCTACAACAACCGATCCTGGTGGGGGTCGAGCAACCGCACCGTGGACTGCTGATTCAGAATTATAATGGGAACATTCATTCATCATCCTGATGGTCACTTCATAATCAACGGTGAGAAATTTAGTGAAGAAGTCTTTCTGTCCGTTCAGCCTGACTACGAAGGAAGCCTCGGTCGTTACTACAAACAAGGAAAGCACCCGACTTGGACTCAAGGAGACATCTATATCAATCGTCTTTCCGATTTCCAAGCTGCTAGAGCCGACGACCGACAAGCGGATTCCGATGCGAAAGCTGCTGCCAAGCAAGCGATTTTCGATGACCTAGACCCCGCTGAGAAAAGACGATTACACAATCCCTCAAATTCTACCATGATTGAGGCGCTTTGGCGTCATATCGTCGAAGGCGAGGACCTAGATATTAGTGGTTGCAACGCAATCCAAGCACAAAGAGATGCGGTCCAGAGGTATTACCCCGACGCATAAATAGAAGTGAGTTGAATTTCACATTATAGGAGAATATTATGGAAGTTTCACTAGGACAAATCTACGCCAGCTTCAATCTTCTGAATCGAATTGTCGATCAGCAGTTGCCCATTCGCTTGGCATTCAGGTTCACCCGATTGATTCGGGAGTTGAACACCGAATACCAGTCGCTTGAGAAGCTCCGCGATGAGCTTGTCAAGAAGTACGGCGAAGCTGTTGAGGGTCAAGAAGGCGCTTTCAAAGTGTCTGAGGACAAGCGTGAGGATTTCATGACCGATTTCCAAGACCTTCTCAAAGAGACGGTGGACATCGGTTGGGAGCTAGTTTCGGTAGAAACTCCCGGGTTCGAAGCTCTTTCGCTCTCGGTTCGTGAGTTGAACATCCTTGGATGGTTGTTCACTGAGTTCAAGGAACTCGCTGACGAGGCCGCTGCACAGGTGGCTGCCGATGCAGTAGAAGAGGAATTAGATGCGGAAGCTGAAGCCACAACGGAAACTGAAGCGACCGACGAAGCTGAAGCCCCGGCGAAAGCCACCGCAGAAGTTGGATAAATCCCTTTCAGGGTTTCCGGTTCCCCTAAATAACAATAGAATACCAGCTTCTTTCTA